TCGTTGTAATGATTGCGATGTAATCGAGCATAGAGACAATTCGGCTCGTTGTTATAACGATTATTTGGTGTGTGAATCGTGCCGAGATAATTACGAGTTTGATGAGCATCAAGATACTTGGGTAAGAGAAGAGGATTTGACTGACAACGGGATTATCGGGGAGTATCACTCTTCCAGACAGATCTTGGGGCATATTCCCTCGAGCTATGATGATCGTAAGCCCAGAGTCTTGTTAGGGCTGGAGCTGGAGATAGAAGTTGATGATGATCGCTCGGAGACTGCTCAAAAGCTCTTGAATGGGCTTGGAGAGTATCAGGGTGAGACATACGCTCTATGTGAAGGTGATGCGAGTCTGGATCATGGTTTTGAAATGGTCACGGCATATACAGGGCTGGATGTTCATCAGGAGCAGTTGTCGTTTTTTAAGGATGATCTTTATAAACCCCTAAAGGGTGCTAAGTCTCATGACACTTCTACTTGTGGGCTTCATGTGCATATCTGCAAGTCTGACATGACTACTTTACAGGGTGCAAAAATGATCCTCTTCATTAACGATCAAGCGAATGAGAGACTGATTAAAGCGATTGCCCGAAGAGATAGCTCTTATGGGTCAATCAAAAATAAATCCGATGATAAAAGTTGGTTAAAAGAGTCTCTCGAAGTGAATGGGAAACGATCCCAGCTTAGGAGATTAAATCGGGATCGATACGAAGCTCTTAATTTTCAGAATGATCGGACAGTCGAATTCAGATTATTTAAGGGTTCACTCAAATACGAGACGATCATGGCGTGTCTGGAGTTCACCTATGCGACATGGTTCTTTTGTCGGGAAGCCAGCACTAAAAACCTGACAATCGATTGTTTCCTGAAGTTCATCTGTGCTAATGAGAATCGTAAGGATACGAAATTTCTCAGAGCTTTTCTAAAATCTAAGGGCTTTTCAATGCCCGAGTCTAATATCCATCTATTCAAAAAAAGGGCTTAATTATGTGTCTATTACTTACTCAATCAAAATCTTCCCCGATCCTCTCGGATGCGTGGCTCTCGGATTTCTACTCCTACAATCAAGATGGTGTCGGGGTTATGTTTGCTCATCATGGGGAGCTAATCATTAAGAAAATTATCCCGAATACTGCTCAAGAGTTTATCGATTTTTATCGTGAGAATATCGCTGGGCGGGATTGTGCTTTTCATTTAAGGATGCGAACCCATGGAGATATTGATCTTCTGAATTGTCATCCCTATGAAATACTTAATCGTGCCGAGCATGGGCTGGATTTGTGGCTTATGCACAATGGAGTATTAGCAACAGGGAATAGAGCCGACATCACAAAATCCGATACATGGCACTATATCCAAGATTACCTAAAGCCTATGCTCTCTGGTAATCCCGATTTTGCATTTCATCCCAGCTTTAAAGCTCTCATAGAAGATCACATCGGGGGATCGAATAAGTTTGTCATTATGGATAACGAGGGACGGCAAACTGTCATTAATCAAAGCTCTGGGGTGTATTGGGGTGGATTGTGGCTTTCAAATACCTATGCATGGACATCGAGCAAGTCGGCTAAGAATCATCCTGTAAACCTTAAAAAGGCAAAAAAGCAGATCGCAGAAAAGCCCGAGAAGGTGGTTTATAAGTATTCCAAATATGCCGAATGGGATAGCTACTATCCAGCTTGGAGCTATGAGAAGCCAATAGATCATCATCGCGAAGTTGAAATTAATCTCGATGATCTAACCTACATAATCGGGGAGCATGGGATTACAGTAGATCAGGGCTTAAACTTCGTCCATGAGTTCGGTATCGAGGGCTTTGTTGATATCGTGGATTATGCGATCTCTGGTGAGCTTGATCTGGAATGGTTTCAAAAGATCATCACGGATTACAAGCTGGCTAGAGAATCATTCCCAGCCCTCGGGAAAGTAATCGCTTAAAACCTTCCCTATAAGGTTTTAGCCCAGCTTCGGCTGGGTTTTTTTTCGCCTAAAATTTTTTCACCTATTTTCCAGGCGTATAGGTAAAATTTTTTCCAATGTTTATAAGGGTTCTAGGGCGATATACAGTGATGATTTTCTAGTTTTGTTTAGGCTGGTTGCACATTTCGGGCGATTGCCTATACTCGGGCGAAATTAGTTCATGGATTGTTCACATATGAAAACCCCGAGATTAACCCGTAAGCAGATAAGAGAAGCGATAGCGAATACTCCGATAGAAGAGATACTCCATGTCCCGAGTAGATCGCTCACTACTAAGCAGAAAACCTACTGTAAGAAGGTGGCAGAAGGGCTCACCTATAACCAAGCGTATAGGGAAGCGTATCAATCAAAGGGTAATCCGAAAACAATTAGCGTGGAAGTTAACCATATGAATAAAAAGCCTAGCATAAGCCTAGAGATAGAAGCCCAGAAGAGGGCTATTGAGTTTCAAAAATCGTATTCTGCCCGACAATTGAAGTCGATAGTCATCTCCCAGCTTACACAAGAAGCCCTAAACCCAGCCAGCAAAGCCAGCGAGCGGATCTCTGCACTCAAAGCCCTAGGTAATGTGGCAGAGCTGGGAGTCTTCGTTGAGCGTAAAGAAGTGCGGACAATCAGGGATAGCACTTCGGCAAAAGCAGATCTATTACAGAAGCTCCAGCAAGCTATTAAGGATCAGAAGCGGACAGTTGATAGCGATGCCATGAGTCTATTAGAAGAGATAAGCTCTCATAGTTTTGACGCAACGCAACAAGAAAAAGAATTAGGGGAAGAGGCCCTGGAAGCGAACCCACCCACTCCCGACCCCCCAAACGAGCGTTCGGATGTGCGTCCTATACTACATAGTATTCCACTCAAACAACCACTAGATGAGAATGATTCTCAACAGACCCCCCCTAAAAAGGGTGAAAAGTCAATGAAATCAAACACATCGCTATCCTCCAACCGTTTGAGGATAGAAAAAGAAGGGGGTGGGGGTACAAATTTAGGCAAAACCGACACGATGTCGCATTTGGAAACACCCCCCCTTATAGATTCTGTAGAAAAGGGGTAGGGGGGTATATAAAAAATGACGAAACATACGGAGAAGACTTACGAGAACAGGCTGAATTGGGAAAGGCTTATGAAGAAGATGAAGAAAGAAAAGAATGAGCCTATTGAGAAGAAGTTAGCTGCGTTAGAGAAGAAGGGTGATAAGCCTTCCTATATACGATGAGAACTGTCCAAGAGATTGATAGGGATATTAGTAGGATAGTGGATTGTCTTACTGCCTTAATGATGGAACGAAAACTGACCGAAAAGATCGAAGCGGGCGAGTGCGGAGATGATCTCGGAGAAGTTGATTGAACGGGCGAAAAGGCATGACTGAGAAACAAGCGATTGTGTATAAGATCATTGAGGAATGGTGGAAGATGTACGGTTTCGCCCCCTCTATGGAGGACGTTATGAAACACACGGGCGATAAAGGGAAGTCGAATATCCACCGAATTTATAAAGTCCTATGCGCTTTAGGGCATTGCAAGATGTTACCTAGACAGGCTAGGAGTATCCGCCCGTCTTATATGAGAGTCAGGGATATCGAATGACCTTTGCCATCATAATCGCCCTTGGGATGTTAATAAAAGAATACATTGGGAAATATGGATCTCGCAAAAATCATTGAGTCGCTAGACCCTGTGGATCAAGAAGCCTTCCTAGAGGTGGCGCAGGAGTATTTGAACTCTCTGACTCGGGAAACTGCCCAGAATGACTTCATTACGTTCACCCGTGAAATGTGGCCAGGCTTCATAGACGGCAGACATCACAAGATCATGGCGAAAAAGTTTGAAGAAATCGCGGCTGGGACGTGTAAAAGACTAATAATCAATATGCCACCCCGCCATACGAAGTCAGAGTTCGCTTCTTACCTTCTGCCAGCGTGGTTTTTAGGGAAGTTTCCTGATAAAAAGATCATCCAGACCTCAAATACTGCTGAATTAGCGGTCGGATTTGGTCGAAAAGTGCGAAATTTGGTTGGATCTGACCAATATTCACGGATATTCCCTGATGTAAACCTACGGTCAGACTCAAAAGCCGCGGGGCGATGGTCGACTAATGCAAACGGAGAGTACTTCGCTATCGGGGTTGGGGGTACGGTGACAGGTAAAGGTGCGGATCTCCTGATTATTGACGACCCACACTCCGAACAAGAGGCGGCAATCGCCGCCACTAACCCAGAAGTCTACGATAAAGTCTTTGAATGGTACTCCTCTGGTCCAAGACAACGTCTCCAGCCTGGAGGCGCCATCGTAGTCATTATGACTCGGTGGTCTAAGCGAGACTTAGTGGGGAAAATCCTAAAAAGTTCAATAGAAAGGGACGGAGAAGAGTGGGAGATTATCGAGTTCCCTGCGATCCTCCCTTCTGGGAATTCTCTCTGGCCTGAGTTCTGGCCGATTAATGAATTACTCGCCCTAAAGAACGAACTTCCCGTATCAAAGTGGAATGCTCAGTATATGCAGTCCCCAACCTCTGAACAGGGCGCCCTAGTCAAACGGGAATGGTGGCAGATTTGGGAGAAAGAAGACCCCCCAAGGTGTGAATTTTTGATTCAGTCTTGGGATACCGCCTTTACCAAGGGGGAGAGATCGGACTACTCCGCCTGCACGACTTGGGGAGTCTTTTATTTAAATGAGAATGAAAGTGACCCCAACATTATTCTATTAGATGCATTTAAAGCTCGGTTAGAATTCCCTGAACTAAAGGCAAAGGCGTTAGAGATGTATAAGGAATGGGAGCCAGACGCTTTCGTAGTCGAAGCTAAAGCCGCTGGCAGTCCGCTTATTTTTGAATTAAGGAGAATGGGAATCCCAGTCTCAGAGTTTACTCCGACAAGGGGTAATGATAAGATAGCTCGTATGAATTCGGTGACAGATCTATTCTCATCTGGGAAGGTCTGGGCGCCACCACGCAGGTGGGCAGAAGAAGTCATCGAAGAGATGGCCGCTTTTCCAAATTCAGAACACGATGACTTGGTGGACTCTTCAACCCAAGCATTAATTAGATACAGAAAAGGCGGATTTATTCGTTTACAAACAGACGAACCAGACGAACCTATTTTATTTAGGCGTAAAGCAGCATATTACTAAGGAATATTATGATTGAGAAAAGTCTATATCAAGCCCCAGTAGGGATTGATACATTACCTACCCCCGATATTGAGATTGAGATCGAAGATCCCGAGTCAGTCAAGATTGGGATTGACGGTATGGAAATTGAGATAGAACCTGCCGAACCTTCAGACGAAGACTTTGACGCTAACCTTGCGGAGTATATGTCCGAAGGGGACATGACCGAAATCGCAGGGGATTTATTGGGAGACTTTGAAGACGACATCTCAGCCCGTAAAGACTGGATTCAGACCTATGTAGACGGACTTGAGCTTCTGGGTATGAAAATTGAGGAACGCTCTGAACCTTGGGAAGGCGCTTGCGGTGTCTATCACCCCCTCCTCTCCGAAGCACTCGTGAAGTTCCAAGCCGAGACTATTATGGAGACGTTTCCTGCCGCTGGGCCTGTGAAGACTTTAATTGTCGGGAAAGAAACGCCTGAAAAGAAAGACGCAGCGCAACGAGTTCAGGATGATATGAATTATCAGCTGACAGACGTGATGACTGAGTACCGCCCTGAGCATGAAAGAATGATTTGGGGATTAGGACTCTCAGGTAACGCCTTTAAGAAAGTGTACTTTGATCCCGCCTTAGACCGCCAAGTGTCGATGTTTATTCCTGCTGAAGACATTGTTGTTCCTTATGGAGCCTCTAGTCTAGAGCAGTCCCCCCGTGTTACCCACGTCATGAGAAAGACCGAAAACGAAGTTAAGAGACTTCAGTTTGCAGGTTTTTACAGGGACGTAGACTTACAAGAGCCTAGTGGAGCCTTAGACGAAGTTGAGAAGAAAATTGCCGAAAAGATGGGTTTTAGAGCGACTTCGGATGACCGCTACAAACTCTTAGAAATGCACGTAGACCTAGACCTTCCAGGCTACGAAGACGAAGAAGACGGAGAAAAGACAGGAATCGCCCTTCCGTATGTCGTGACGATTGAAAAGGGTACACAGACTATTCTGTCTATCCGTAGAAATTGGAGACCAGAAGATGACACTCATCAAAAAAGAAACCATTTCGTCCATTATGGATACGTTCCAGGCTTTGGTTTTTACTGCTTTGGCCTTATTCACCTTGTCGGTGCTTTTGCTAAGTCTGGTACTTCTCTTATCAGACAGCTTGTGGACGCAGGCACATTATCGAATCTGCCAGGTGGCTTTAAAACCAGAGGTCTGCGAGTTAAGGGAGACGATACCCCCATCTCGCCAGGTGAATTTAGAGACGTAGACGTCCCTTCGGGAGCGATTAAAGATAACTTAATGACGCTTCCTTACAAGGAACCCAGTCAAGTCCTATATTCCCTTTTAGGGACAATCGTAGAAGAAGGACGCAGATTTGCTTCCGCAGGCGACATGAAGATTGCGGATATGTCGGCTAACGCTCCTGTCGGCACGACTCTTGCAATTCTGGAAAGAACCCTTAAAGTCATGAGTGCGGTGCAGTCCCGTATTCATTACTCGATGAAACAGGAGTTAAAGCTCTTAAAAGAGATCATCCGTGATTACACCCCAGAGGAGTATGACTATGAGCCAGAGGAAGGCAGCCCTCGTGCGAAACAGTCGGACTATGATTTGGTCACAGTCATACCTGTCAGTGATCCTAATGCGGCAACGATGGCGCAAAAGATCGTACAGTATCAAGCAGTTCTCCAACTGGCTCAAGGTGCGCCACAGATTTATAATCTACCCCAACTACACCGCCAGATGCTCGACGTCCTTGGGATTAGGAATGCCCAGAAGCTTATCCCACTTCAGGATGACCAAAAGCCGAAAGATCCTATTTCGGAGAACATGGACGTATTAATGGGTAAACCCTTAAAAGCCTTTATCTACCAAGATCAAGACGCCCATATCATGGCGCATACAAACTTTCTGCAGGATCCAACCACCGCAGCTATTATTGGGCAAAACCCAATGGCTCAACAGATCACGGCTGGTTTACAGGCTCACATAGCCGAGCATTTTGGCTTTAAGTACCGTCAGCAGATTGAGCAACAGTTGGGTGCACCCTTACCTTATCTTAAGGATGAGGAAGATACCATCCCTGAAGAGTACGAAGTTCAGATCTCCCGTCTGGTGGCTCAAGCCTCTACTCAGCTTCTCCAGCAGAATCAGGCTCAGGTCGCTCAACAGCAGGCTGCCCAACAAATGCAGGATCCTATCATCCAAATGCAAATGCAAGAACTTCAAATTAAGCAACAGGAAGTTCAACGCAAGATTCAAAAGGATCAAGCTGACGTTGCCTTAAGACAAGAGCAGTTAGATATTGACCGTGAGCGAGTTGAGATCCAAGGCGAATTGGAAGGCACGAAGTTGGGAGCCAAGATCGCCAAAGAAAAAGACGAAATGGACAGAAAAGAACAGATGGAAGGTACGAAGATGGGCATCGACATGGCTCATAAGAAAGACCAGACAAATGTTCAAAAAGCCCAAGTCTTAGCTCAAATGATGAAAGGTAAACAATGACAGAAATTGACGTTTTAATGGGTCAGATAGACGAAAAAGCTGATCAATTAAAGAATGCTGTGGTGGTTGGAAATATGGATCACATACAGTATCAACGAGTTTGCGGAGAGATTCGAGGTCTGCTCACAGCAAAGGGTTACATATTAGACCTCAAAGACAAAATGGAGAGATTGAATGACTGAATTACTAATCGGATCGACCACCGATGATGTAAACGATATTACCGTATTGCCTGAGACGGACGAAGAGAAGGCAAAACAACTACCTAAACCCTCTGGCTATCGCATTTTGTGTGCCATCCCAGATGTGGAAAAGGCATATGAAAGCGGCATCTTGAAGACAGACGAAACTGTCCGATTTGATGAACTTTTAACAACAGTTCTATTTGTAGTGGATTTAGGACCTGATTGCTATAAAGACAAAGACCGTTTTCCCAGTGGAGCATGGTGTAAAAAAGGAGACTTTGTCCTTGTGCGCCCCAACGCTGGAAATCGTTTAGTGATCCATGGGCGTGAATTCCGCATCATCAACGATGATTCTGTGGAAGGCATAGTAGACGACCCCCGTGGTATTAAACGCAAATAGGAGCCAGAAATGTCTGAAAACAAACAAGAAATGAAAAATTACGAATTTCCAGATGAGGAAAAGATTGATATCGAGGTGGAAGACGACACTCCACCAGAAGATAAAGGTAAGACCAAATCTCAACCTGAGTATGTCGAAAGTCTCGAAAAAGACGAATTAGAGGAATATTCAGAAGAAGTAAAGCAGAAAATCGCTGGTTTTAAAAAGATTTACCATGACGAAAGACGGGAAAAGGAACAAGCGTTGCGAGAGCAACAAGAAGCCATTACCTTGGCCCAACGTCTTTATGAGGAAAATAAAGCCCTCAAAGGTAAAGTCAATACCAGCGAAAAGGTAGCCGTTGATTCCTTTAAGACTTCCGCAGAGCGTGAATTAGATATGGCAAAGCGGGAATATAAAGAGGCGTATGAGTCGGGTGATGCCGATAAATTAGTAGAAGCTCAAGATAAAATGACTTCCGCTAAGATGAAGATGGAAAAAGCTTCTAATTACGCTGACAACATTAATCATCGAGCCTCTTTACAAGAACGAGAAAATGATGTAAAAATACCGCAACAGTCTGAAAAACCTGTTCGTGACCAAAAAGCTTCGGCTTGGCAAGAGCGAAACTCTTGGTTTGGTCAAGATGATGAGATGACGAGTCTCGCCCTTGGTTTGCACGAAAAGCTAGTCAAGGAAAATGGGATGGCTTATGCCACGACTGACGAGTATTACAAGCGTATTGACGAAACAATACGTAAGCGATTCCCCGAAAATTTCGAGGACGTAGAAGACGAAAAGCCTCGTTCGAAACCGAGTACCGTAGTCGCTCCTGCAAGCCGTAGCACATCTTCGAAAAAGATAAGGCTAAACACCTCTCAGCTATCGATAGCTAAGAAGTTAGGCTTAACGCCAGAGCAATACGCCCGTGAACTTTTAAAAATGGAGAATTAGAATGACTAAGAAATTAGATAGAGAATTAGAAACCCGTGCAACAAGCGAACGTCCTCAGCAGTGGGCGCCAGCAGAATTGCTGCCTGAACCCGACAAACAGGCTGGGTATGCGTATCGTTGGATTCGTACTTCAACGCTAAATCAGGCGGATCCCCGCAATCTCTCTGGGAAACTAAGAGAAGGCTGGGAACCTGTAGCAATTGAAGAACAACCCAAGTTTCAACTGTTAGTTGATCCCAATAGTCGTTTTAAGGACAACATTGAGATTGGCGGGTTATTGCTTTGCAAGACTCCAGAAAATTTTGTTGCTCAACGTAATTCACATTACCAAAAGCAAGCAGAAAATCAGATGGAAGCTGTAGACAGTAGCCTTATGCGCCAAAGTGACCCAAGGATGCCGCTCTTTAAAGAGAGCAAGTCCACGACAACCTTTGGTAAAGGTTAATTTTATTTAGGAGTTTAATATGGCTTATCCAACCGTATCAGCCCCCTATGGACTAAAACCAGTCAATCTAATTGGCGGTCAGGTCTTTGCGGGGTCAACTCGTTTAATGGAAATTGCTTCGTCTAATAACGTAGGTTATGCGACAAGTATTTTTT